CATGGCAAATTCTAGAACCATCAAGTGATTCACCTGATAATTTTATAAAAGAAATTTCAAATAAAGTAATTGCAGCAATGGAAAATTCAGAATCATTTAAAAATTCAATTTTAGATTCTAAACCAAAATTTTCAAATTTTGTTGGTATCGATGTTGTAGTAAAAACTATTATATCATTTGTGAAATATTTACCACAAGCAAACAACTCAGCTTCAAAGTTTTTTAGGGATATTCTAGAGAAAAAGTTTGGAGGTATTACAGATGAAAAAGGAAGTATAATATTAAAAGATCCTGTAATAAATGATTTGAGAAATAATGTAGTATTTCCTTTTATTGGTAGAATAGTTATGGGTATGGATTATGATCGCAATGAAAAAATTGATGATGAAGAAGATGTTCCAAAAAGCGAAATTAAAGACATCTACAGTAAAATATGGGAAGGTTTGAAAAAAATTACTGATTCAAGTTTGCAAGATAAAGGCCTTAAATTACCAGAGACTCCAGACGAAATAGGCAAATAAAAAAACAATAAAAGTTATTGAATCAATTGAGTGGGAGGAAAGTTGGCTCTTAGAAATCTTGATGGAACATGTTATCAGACGCTAGGGAGTGTGCAACAATTCAACCCACTTGCACCAGAGCATGATCTGTTCAATCAATGGGATCAAGAGTCTTTGATGCGGGGTGGTTCGCCACTGTACTACTATGAAGTTTTCATCCAGCAGCAGACCGTTGATCCACTATACCTTGAAGATAGAGGCAAGATATTCAGCAATAACCCAATTCAACTATGGTGTGCATATGAGCCAATACCATCACAGAATGAGTTGTCTCCATTTGGCATAGACAGCCCAGACGAGATGGTTTTTGAGGTAAATTACAGAACTACCTTAAAGACAATAGGTCATCCTCCAAAGATTGGCTCAAGAATGTTCAGCCCACACTTGAGAGAGAACTGGATGATAGTACAGAGAAACCTCGGAGAATTTAAACTTTGGGGCGCACTCAGACTTGAACTTGTATGTCAAAGATTCCAAGAGTCAGTCACCACAGGTGAGGGTGATGTAACTCAAAAACAACCAGACCTTAAAATAAAAATTGTATAGGAGAAATAATGAAATCATTCTTTGAATTTATGGAAAAGATAAGACGGGAAAAATCAATCAACGAGCAAGACGGACCAATGCAAGCTTCTGGCCAACCTGGTCAACCACAACCAGTCCAGCCACCAGCCAATCCCGTAGCACCCGACGCAACTCCTGAGCAACAAGCTGAAAAACAGACATCAAATCCAGCCCATGATGCCGAATTTGAGAAGCTTTTGCAGATCATGAAGTCGGCAATGGATAGCCTTGACGATGACAATCGTGCAAAAATAGAAGAATTTTTAAAGGACAATGGATCGATGGATGCTGATGCGAGTGCAGATAAAGGTGATAAACCAGCAGATGCAGCACCGCAACAACCAGATCCAGCAATGGCACAAGCGCAAGCGGGACAAATGGCTGCTGCGACACCACCATTAGCACCTGGAGCTGGGGCTACTCCACAACAATAGTGAAGTTCTGCTGAGCTACAATGTTGGGCGGATTAATCTTTACAATTAAGAGTCTTGGCATAATCGGCCTTGGCAGATTATTTTCCATGAATATCAGGGGGCTTATGCCCCCGCTCTTTTTCGTGAGCTTGTACGCCGGGATCTTCATTTTTTCCTTTGAGGAGTTTTCTCCTGATGTTTCCTCTTGGTTTGGACTTAACTATTTCAATGTGCTTTCCAACATAGGGACATCCATTCTTCGCTGCAACAGTGGATAGCTTCTTATACTTATCATCGAATTGATGTCCACCTTCAGAGTGCCATGTTTGACCAGCGATACTTCTTGCGTTGTCTGCAATGGCGCCATCAAGGTATCCACGATGATATACTTCCTTGTCGGTCATCTTTTCTATATCATAGGACACCTTCTTTGGAATTATAAGAACTTGGGCATATGGCTCATTGCTACGAAATATGTAACGCTGTCCCTCTGCTGGGTTTTTAAACACAACAAAAAATATTTTTGGCCACCAGCTTGTCTGTAAGTGACCTGGAACGACACATGGAACCGTTCCGGTAGTGTCGGTGTAGAATCTTGGGTGTGACTCTAGCCTAAGCACTTGCGCATCTGGAACTTCGATATCAAGGCACGATGTCATGCCAAAGTGACCATCAGCAAAACATGCAAATGGAGGAAGTGTCACTCCTTGTGGCTTTGTGATCTCATTTTCAATTGTGAAGTCGCCTTCAAAGCACATTTTACCATCACGCATCACCGCATGACATTCGGTAGAAAATGGGTAAGTAAGCTCCAAGCCATATATTGAACCATCCACAAATGGTTGGCAATGCCATGGTTGAGCCTTACTGCCAGTTTTGTGCGTGTGATCACAGCCGCTCCAACCTGGAATACTTAATTTTATTGGTTTTGGCGGAGTTGCATTATGCCATGAGCGATACTTTACTCTAATACTTTCAGACATTTTGGTAGTGTGCCTCATAACTAAGTAAGGTGAACATGAACGACATCAACCATCCATCCAAAGGACTCAATGAGTGTAACTCGAAGAGTCCGCTGCATTATAACCCCAACAACGATCCAGTTCCAGAGAATTGTGACCCAGGAAACGCAACAAATAGCCGTGCGGTAAATGATGAGTCATTGAACTGGCTCAAAGACACAACCAATAAAAAAGTTGGTCTTGGTAGCGCCGCAAACTGCGACCCTATGCAGACCGGTCAGATATTGAATGACACGGCAGAGCCAAACAGAAATACCATTTACAGGTACTCGAAGGCAAAGAGGGGTTGCGATGACGCAATGCGTGACCTTTTTACAAATATCGTTGTGATTGATGAGAATGGCAAGGCGCACCCAATACCAATAATTTGGGGAACACAAGAAAAAGCTGTTGCAGCAATACTTCTTGACAATGTACGCAAGGACGAAACACTAGTCGTAGATAGGATCAAGTTGCCAATGCTCGCCATACATGATAGCGATATACAGTTTAACACCAATAGATATGTTTACCATAAAGCTCTGGATTACAGAAGATATTTGCGTGAAGACAACAAGCCAGGCTTTACCACGAGTGAAAAATATAATCGTGATACAGTATTCGGTTTTGCAAGAGGTATACCAGTCGATATATCATACACATTGTACGCATGGACTATGTACATGGAAGACATGAATCAAATTCTAGAGCAAATTTTGTTAAAATTTAGCCAAACGGCATATATAACGGTGACTGGCGTTCCGTATGAGATTATAGTAAAACTTGACTCTATTGCCAACAATCTGGAATACGAACCAGGTGATCAAGCAATTAGAATTATAAAATATCAGTTTCAAATGACTACTGAGACCTATATACCTCAACCGATCACCAGACAAAAAGCGGTGCTCAAAACCAAGATAGACTTGGTTGATGGGTTAACCGAAGATCAGATACATGAGGTTATGGCGAGATTGGAAGAAAGTGCAAAGGAACTTAAATGTTAGAAATTAAAAACAAGCATCGATCTCCAGTCCAGTTGATTATAAGGTCAAGGAAGTCCCCTCGCTCATTCACTTGCTTAAACATCCCAGGCACCGGATGTGGAAAAAATATTTTTTATTTAGAAGATGAAAGAGCAACTGAATACATAGACAGAGCAGTCAATGATGGATTAATCTCTGTCAAACAGGTACCGAATAATTATTTGTCAAAAAAGGGAGAATAGACTATGGCGATTTTAAAAGGGTTTCCACCATCGAACACAATTAGTCCTAGTGTTAGAATTGCAGAAAAAGACCTTAGCTTTGTTCTGCCAGAACAGACACTACACAGGGCTGCTTTAATTGGATTTGCCAGCAAAGGCCCAATTAATCTTCCTACTGTAATTGCTTCTCAGAGACAGCTGAGAAGGACTTTTGGAAATCCCCATCCAGAAACTGGCGATCCATACTTGATCTACGCAGCGGAAGCATACCTCTTGGTTGCTAACGAACTTTATGTAGTTCGTGTGGCTGATACCGATCCAGTAAGCGACGAATCTGCAACGGTTGCAGAAATTAATGTTCCAGCAGCTGGAACAATCATTGAAGTTGAATCTGCGACCGCTGGACCATACACATTTGACCAAGACTCCTTCTTTAGATGGAGACTTAATGGAACTCTCAGCGAGAGAACACTTGTTGTTCTTGAGGATACTTATACCGTTACTGAACTCGTCAATACCTTAAATGACCAAATTGACCTTCAGAATGATGGAATTGAGTTTTACGAAAGCGATAGTGCAACTATTAGTGTACGCAGCAAATGGGCATATGGACCAAGTGCAGAACTTGAATTTGTATCCGTGCAGAATGCCATTTATGGTGGACTCGTATCCGAAGGAAATCCTACTGGTCTTGGAACTGGGATGTTAACCGCATCAGTTATTGGATCCATGTCAATGTTTCCTAATGTTGGCTACCAAACCCCAGGCGTATACGATCTCAATGGCTACACCGGCCTTACACTTGAAATCGTTGTTGATGGAACTGACAATGTGTTGATTGACAACATTGTTCAAACCATTAGCCTTGCCGATCTTGAAGGAAGCAGCTGGACTGCAAATGAAGTCGCTGAAGAGTTCAACAACCAGAAAGTATCCAATGGCGGAGCCCTTCCTGGCGGTTGGATTGCAGCTGTTGAGGGTGGCACATCACTATCCTTCTATACACTGCATCATGGTCGTGACGCACGCCTGCGTATCAAACCAACTAGCACCGCAGAACAAATCTTTGGTCTTTCAACCACAACTAAGATTGGCGTAAGCCCAACGGGCGTAACTGGTGATGCTGCGGATGAAACCTATGGAAGAATCAATGGCGACTCAAATAACAACAATGATATCGCTTTTATGGTTACCGCTGACACCAATGGTATCGAAGGTAACTTCACGCAAGTTGTAGTAAAGAACAATACCCGTGACAGAAACTGGGTATTTGAAATTTACAACAATGGTAGTCAAGTTGAATCTTGGGGACAGCTTACCAAGGATCCCGTTAGCACATTCTATGTTGGCAGCTATCTATCACTAGTTTCTGACTACATCCGTGTGATTGACAATACTGACATCCTTGCAGGCCCAGCTGATGGAACTTACAATCTTTCTGGTGGCTCCGATGGTATACCATCCGATCCAGACAAGCAAGACGCACTGTTGATTGGTAACTCTGTTGCCTATAGCGGCTTGTATGCAGTCAGCGAATCTGAATCGTTTGACATTGACCTTGTTGCAGTTCCTGGCCATAGCAGCACAACTGTTGTAACCGAGTTGCTTTACATGTGTCAAAATTTCCGTATGGATTGCATGGCAATCATCGATGCTCCATTCGGCTTGACTGTAAATGAAATCATTGCATGGCAAAATGGAACTCATCCGTTGAACTCCACTCGATTCGATAGTGACTTTGGTGCGCTTTACTGGCCTTGGGTTCGCATCCGTGACAATTACAATAGAGTTGATATCTGGGCGC